TACCACGTTGTCATCTTCTTCTGAGGTCTTACCCTTAGAACCTACAACATTGTCATCAGGTCCGTCATAGTAATCGTTACGAGCATCTTCAGTTAACTTTGCCCGCTCACGAGACTCAGCGTATACCTCTAGGTCAAGAGGTGGCAACTCAGCGTTAGCCAAGAGTGCATCTACAATATCAGGTTGGTCAGCAAGGCTAATGTCAGCACCGTTAAGGTTACGTAGGTAAGAACCAAGTTCTTTAAGGTCGTGTGGAGCAACATCGCCAGCTACAATCTTAGGCATCAACTTAGGGTCAAGGCCATTCAACTGCCAAAGAGGTTCTACAAGCTGTTTATTGAGAACGTCTACAATCGTTTGGATGTAAGCTTCGAGTGCACGTAGGAATAGATCAGTCTTGGATTTTGATAGAGCATAGGAACCTGTTGAACCACCGCCCAGCATAAGAAACTCAGATAGAACGCTTCTAGCAATGTCATGTTGGTATCTCCGAATGATTGGGTCAATGTCGATGTTACGGTTGCCACTAGCAGACATAAGTTCAATGTCTACGAGGCGGGTATTACTAGGTGCGCCATCCTTGTCAGGGTACATATCCGAAGGAAGGACAAAATAACCCTGCTCGTTGAACTTGGTGTCACGGAGAATCTGCTGTAGGCTGTTCAAAAATGCTTTCTGCTCTGCACTAGCGTCGGGGGCTAGGTAATCAGCAGGGATACGAGCCATAGGGATACCAGCAAGCTCTCGTTCAACTGCAATAGCCTCAATAGACTGAAGGTTGTTCAAGTATGTGTAGCTGGTGTAGGCATTACGAAGAATACTACGACCTGATGGGTCATTGTTAATAACAGTAGTGCGGTAGTAGAGAGACTTCTTCGTAGGAATGTAGTGTTTACCGTCTGAATAGGCTTGCCCTGTGTCTTGGTACATACCAAGGATGTCACCTGTCTTCTGGTCTACATCAAAGCGGGATACAGTCCAAGGCGCACGAGAGGCTAACTTACGTACACCAACCCTACCATCTGGGAATTTAGTCTTCTTCTTGGGGTTGAGAGTGCTTGTGGACTCCCTACGTTTGTAGACTACCTCAAACCATGAGAAGCCATACCCTAGGAAAGAGAGCGCTTCACTGATGTGGTCATCTAGCGTGTGTTCCATATCCTCTAGTACTTGCTCTACGAAGTTAGCTTCAGCCTTAGCTTGGTCACTATCATCCGAAGGCTTAACCTTAAGGTCTACATCACGAAGAATCTGCTCTACAGCATAAAGGACAGCACCAATGGTGGCATCGTTGTCCCGCATCTGTTGGTAGGTACGAATAGCCTTCTTGCCACGCAACTCAGGTAGGAACTCATCTGCCCTAATCTGACCATTGTGTACATTAGAGCCAGATACACCAAGAATAGCCTTAGATTGTGTTTCACTGAGCTTCGAGGCCATTTTTAGTTCCTAATATAATTGTGGAGTGCTTTATGGGTAATATTTAACCTAAGTCTGGCAAGACTTTTATGTAGATATAATCCCCATTGGGAAAGGTCTCTACCGATCCATTAGAATATGTGACTTCAAACTCTGCCAAGTGAATACCCTCAAGAGAAGAATCCCCTGCTTGCCACTCGTAAGATACTGTAGGTGTACCCGTAGCAGTAGTAACGACAGCGGCAGCGCGGTCCAGTACAGTAACACCCCTTCGGGCCATATTAAAGACTACTGTTGCCCCTGTTAGGTCTACCGTTGTTGGAAGTAGCTCGTAGGACAGTGTGGGGGATGTGTCACCCTGTTTTAATGCGAAAGTTGTCATTGATTTCCTGTTATTCTACCAGAGTTTTCTGAAGCAAGCTGACCACTGTTGGGCAACGCAATAAGACCTTTGTTTTTGGTAGGGGATATACCATTGTTAGCCCCATCTATACCTACAACAGCCCTTCTCACACCTACAATGCCACCTAAGAAGGCTACACCGCTTGTACTCGTTACGGTAGTTACGATAGCGCCAGTGCCTACACGGATTATAGTGACGACAGCTTCGGTTGTTACTGTTGGGGTATTTACATTACCTACACCAGTTACATTACCCGATACTGACCCCACACCAGAGGTGGAAAAGGCAACCACAGTTGAAGAGCTACTAGATGTAACTTCTCTTTCTGCTGTACCAGAGGTTGATACGGTAGGAGTAGATACAGAACCTACACCACTTGCGGATTGTAACACGCTTCCAGAAGCAGAAGATGTTACTGTTGTGGTATCGACATTACCTGTGCCAGAGTTTTGACCTTCTAGGCTACCCGATCCGCTGGTTGTTACCGTGGGGGTGTTAATAGAGCCTGTGGCGTCCCTTGCAATAATCCCAGAAGAACCAGATACTACTGTAGGGGTACTTATAGAACCTGTAGCTACTTTAGTGATAGTGCCGGAAGCATTGGTGATTGGGGGTGCAGTAGAAATAGAGCCACTAGAAGTTACTTCCCTCTCAGCCACCCCACTTGTAGATACACTTGGGATACTGATAGAGCCGTTACCACTGATTTCAAGTTGTGCAGTTCCGCTACCTGTGGTAGTGACGGAGGCTACGGTAATAGACCCGTTTGAGGTAATCTCGCGTTCTGCTGTAGCACTAGAAGTCACAACCGTAGTGGTTATACTTCCATCTGAGGTAATCTCTCTTTCAGCAGTACCTATTGTGGTAGCTACGGTAGTACTAATAGCACCATCGCCAGTGATAGGGGCTGCCGTAACGTCCCCAGAACCCGCTGTTGTGGCTACAGTGGCGTCAATAGCACCGTCACTTGTGATAGTAACTGTCTGGGCTTGATATTCTAAGTCCCAAGTGATGCTATCTATTTCTGCACCATTTCGGGCTGAAGGTGAACCCCCTGCACCAGAGGTTGCCACCTCAATACCTACTATGCCAATACCTGTAAGCAAAGAGCCTGCGAAGGTATAAACTAGGTCTTGACCTGTGGTGCTACTAATAGTAGTAGAACCTGTAGAGAGTGTTAGCGCGCCTATCAGAGCATTGTTTTGGTATAGGTTGACAGAAGCTACCAAAGGGTTGTTACTGTTACTACCCTTGCGCATCCTTAAGGTTACGCTGTGAGTACCTATACTCTCCCAAGTACCTGATACGGTATCAAGTCTCCAACGGGATGTCCAAGAGTTGTTGCCGTTACCGTCAGCAGTAAATGTGCCATCAGATACGCCAAGGGCATTGTTAGGACTGCTTACGTTACCTGTTGTGTGGCTTACCGCATATAGGGTTGCTAAAGTCATTTAGGTGGCCCCCACTTATGTACGGTTATTTTATTAGCTTGCTGGTACTGTTAGTGTAAAGGTGGAAATACTTACGGTGTCACCAGCGCCAACGCTTGTAGACGAGAGGTTTAGATCAGCCGCTGAAGTGGACACAGAGCCTTGCCAAACCGCTGCACCAGCACCGTTGAAGACTGTATAATCTGTTGCCGTACCCCCCGTAGCGGAAGTATCAGAAGTGATGGTTGCTGCTGTAGCTACACCATTGGATGCTGCACCAAAGGCTGTGGCTGAGAAAGTCAGCGTTGCAACTTCAGACGTACCTGCGACAGTACTAGCAGCAGACTTGATTTCGATAGTACCCGGACCTGAAACGTCCACGAGGTCAACAATACCATCTGCAGAGGCGTTCCTTGCGTTAGTGGATAGAGTGATAGCCATTATTTGATTCCTAGTTCTTGTTTCTCGTCGGGGGTAAGCATTTTCTTGATTTCTTCGTGTAGGTTGTTAGGGTCACCGTCAATCTTAGGCTTCCCGAACTTATCCCTTAGTAGGCCGTAGAAAACTGCTTTAGGTTCTGGGTTTGAGGCGCTCATATATTCTTACCTAATCCGCTACACCAAGAATAGTCTTTGATTGTGTTTCACCGAGCTTGGGGGCCATTATTAGGTTCCTATTTAGTTAATTTGCCAAGTAGCATCTTTAGGGCTACAAGAAATATAGGCCAATAGATAATCTTAGTATGTCCAGTTGGCTTGTCTCGCCACATTGGGAAGAT